CGAACTCTATCCCGAACTTGGGTCTTTTTCTACCACCGGGACTTGGGAAGACGACGACAACACTTACCATCATTGCGGAGCAGATGCAGGGCAAGACGCTGATCATCGCGCCCAAGCGAGTAGCGGAGACAGTATGGGACGCGGAGGTCAAGAAGTGGGAACACCTCAAGCACCTCAAGGTGTCGAAAATTATGGGGAGCCCAGCTCAGAGGTTATCAGCCTTGAGTACGGCATCGGACATATACCTGATCAACCTTGAGAACGTGGCGTGGCTCTGTGGCCTTTCAGATAAGTTAGTGTTTACTAACTTAGTGATTGATGAGTCATCACGTTTTAAGGATTCCAGCACCAAGCGCTTTAAGGCACTCAAGAAGCATTTAAAGGGGTTCTCACGGCGTTTAATCCTCACCGGCACACCTACCCCTCAGGGCATGGGTGATCTCTGGTCACAGGTGGGTATATTGGACTTAGGACAGCGTCTGGAGACTAGCCTTACCCGCTTTAGGGATAAGTACATGCAACCAGACCAAATGAACCGCCACACACGTGTGGTATATAGCTGGAAGTTTAGAGAAGGTTGCGATGAGATTGTTAAGAATAAGATTTCAGATATTTGCTTTAGTCTTAAGGCTGAGGATTATCTTAATTTACCTGAGTGTACAAAGGTTTATCACTCGATTGAATTTGACCCGCAAGTAAGGAAGAAATACGATGAACTTAGAAAAGACATGGTCGTTGACATCAAGAAAGAAAAGATCACAGCTCCAACAGCGGCGGCATTGGCGAACAAGCTCCTGCAGTTTACGTCGGGAGCTGTTTACAGTGAAGAGGGAGATGCTCAAGAAGTACACCGCGCTAAACTGGAATATCTTGAGTCGATCATGGAAGAGTCTTCCTCCCCCACACTTGTCTTCTACCACTTTAAACACTCACTCCAAAGGATACGTCTTCAATTCCCGCAGGCTGTGGTGCTGGACGATGACAACATTGAGGCGTGGCGTCGTGGCGAGATTCGTATGCTCCTTGCCCATCCCCAGTCCGGTGGTATCGGGCTTAATTTACAGTGCAACGTTGGAGACACAGCACAAACGGTGTGGTTTGATTTACCATGGAGTTCAGAAAACTACATCCAAGCCAACGCACGTATTTACCGCCAAGGGCAAGAAAAGCCGGTTATTATACATCACCTGACAATGTATAATAGTATCGACGAGCAGGTAGTCAAAGTTTTGGACGGAAAAATAAATTTGCAGGACGCTCTGCTGGATGCCCTAAATTTTGCATTATTATAAGCATGGACAAAATCGAACTATTTAACGGCATCATCTCGGTCATAACCCCAGTCAATTCGATGGGGGCTAAGGCTGACTCATTAGATCAACCACTGGGCGAGACAGGGCTAGACAGCCTTGACATCTTGATGATGGGCATTTACCTCAGCGACATCTACGGCGTAACCGAAGAGGTGGCCAAGGAGATGCAACCAACCACAGTCGGCGATATGTTTGTATTCATGGAAGGTCACGCGACTAAGGTACCAACCGATGTTGCACTGGCCTTAGATAGTATCAAATGAGAATCTTCTTAACCAAGTACAACACGGTATCCACCAAGGAAACCGAAGTACTGGAAGACGTTGAGTATCCCCAGCGCGTTCACTGGTTCCCAGAGACGTACAACAAAGTAGAAAGCGGTTTATTTTATGTGCCTCATCGTTTGGCTGACAAAGTTGTTACGAAAGACATCATTGACTTCGTTAAGAATCGGCCGGTGGATGGAAAGTCGGCTTTTATATTGGCTGGCGGTTCTCAAAATTGGGCGGGCGAAAAGCAAGTAAAGGATCCTAAGCCAAGTAGGTTGCGTTATACATTTAAGCTACCGCTTATCTCTATGACACAGATCTACGCCGGCAAGATGGCTTCGTTGTTTGGTATCTACGATTACATTACAACCGATGCCAGCGCTTGTGCGTCTAGCCTCAAGGTAATGATGGACGTACGTAACCTGATAAACAACTTGGGCTTTGATCGCGTTGTGGTGCTTACCTTGGAAGATCAGGTATCCATACCAACGCTAGAATTCTTTGGCAAGTCAAAGGCAAGTATCCTGTTAGAAGATGAAAAGAAGGGCGCCATACCATCGGCGTTTGATTCTAATAACAGTGGCTTTGTAATTGGCCAAGGTTGTGTGGCAGCTGTGTTTGAATCTGAGCGGGCAGTTAATAAAAACCATTCATATATTACCGCCGAACTTCTCAGCGCAAATATATCAGGTGAAGATATAACTAACCCAATTGGACAAAGACCTGACGGCATGGGTTACCAAAATGCAATACGTGGCGCGCTACAGATGGCTAACGTACAACCGAGCGCAATTAAGTTAGTTAAGACACACGGCACTGGTACGGCAAGCAACAACTTAGCAGAAAAGACGGCGCTGTTAGCTACCTTAGATAAGTTTATTGCAACGTCATACAAGCAACACATCGGTCACACAGTAGCGTCAAGTGGTTTGTTGGAGACGTGCCTGTTACTAGACGATATTAGAGACCGTCAGGTACCAGCAATTAAAAATCGTACGGAGGAAGACAAGGTGTTTTTATCAGAGCCAGCATACGCACCCGATGGCTTGATGTTAAGCCTAGCAGCAGGGATGGGTAACATTTACGCAGCAGCAATTTTTGATTACAGAGTATGAAAATTAAAACAAAAACAAAACACAAAGTAAACGCAGTTGCACCACGTCTCTCGGATGAGGACATTGACCCAATAGAACAAGACGACAGCGACAACTTATCGTCGCATATTGTTGAGGGTTGGCTACCTTGGGATCCGGAAGACATCTTGGACATTCGTAGGTTGATTGCTGAGAAGATGCCGCAAAAACAACAGTTCATTGTCGAAGCGTTCTTAGATGGTTTAAACTATGTAGACGTTGCGGTAACCGAGAAATATTGGAGGTACCACTTCACTAAGGGTATTGAGTTTATTAAAAAGGAATTAAAGCTATGACAAGTTACATCGTAGAGCATAGAGTCAAAGGTCATTATGTTATGGAAACAATATGCGGTGTGGAAGACATCGACATCGGCATGTATAAAGATTTATTGGGGGTCTGGGTTTGTGAAAGCCCGGAAGAGTTACAAATTATGGAAAAACAAATCAAGGAGATGAGACGTGCAAGATCCAGTCAATCATCCTAAACATTACACAGATCATCCGTCAGGCATTGAGTGCATTCAGATCACAGAGCACATGGGTTTTAACTTAGGCAACGCGCTCAAGTATATTTGGCGCTGTGATTTAAAGAAAGACGCCGTTGAAGATTTAAACAAAGCCATTTGGTACATCCAGCGCGAGTTGGCTAAACGACAAGCAGACAGGGAGTGTGGCAAATGATTTTAGAAATCGACGATGACTTCAGCGATGAGATTACAGTAACCAACCTAGCACAAAGCTACGTATCCATACTTGACAATTTAAAGAACGGACACGGCTGGCATGAAGATGACGTTGAGGCTTGGAAGGAGTTGTTGCCTGCACTTAAGACAGTTCTCAAGTGGTACAGCACCGACGCAGATAAAGAAATTAAAAAGGCTAAAAAGAAACTCAAATGAAAAAGTACACCCACTTTGATTTAGAAGATGCCATCTACAAGGTATGGCAAACCAGTGATGACATTGAGCTACTGTATAAGCACCACGGCGACGCACCAAAGCCAATGACAGAAGACGAAGTAGCAAACGCGTTACTTGGCATTAAGCAATTACACGACATGCGGTGCCACGCACTAATGGATATGTCGGCAAGGGTATTTGAATTAAATCAGTACTGCACTGATCCAGAGAAGTTAGCAGCAAGAAATGAAATGTTTGGCGACGTACATGATATGTTGAATGAACATTTTCCAATTAAAACGAAGAAAGGAAGTAAAAAATGAGCGAGAATAACCAGCTCCCAGCAGTAGATGATTTTGTAGTAAACATTGAGATGTCAGTAAAAGAAGTAAACGCGTTGTTGAATATTTTGAACACACCGAACCAAGTGCCAACCACTACGTTTGTTGCGTTCATTAACATGATTCAAATGCAAGCAGGTCCACAAGTTAAGCAAGCCGAAGAGGGCTTAGCGGCTGTAGCAAAGGCACAAAATGAACCTAAAGCAACTTCTTAAACACGCGGGTATCAGCAACAACATCATCAACGAAGTAGAGAAAAAGGCAGCCAAAACCACAGCTCAGATGGAACAAGAGCATCAGGAAAAGGCACTGGCTATGACCAAGATGATGTTAAACGACGCACTACGCTATCGTAAAGAACATGGTGGGGATAAGGCTCAGGCTGAGCAGATGCGCTCCATCATTATTCCAGACGAAAAATAGGGCGGTTTTAGGTAGTTCTTTGCATTATTGTATATAGGACACGTCGTGAGACGCTCCTATCTACCCTAGCTGTAAATAAAGCTACAGGCTGCCGATCTGCCTGCATAGAAAATCGGCACTTTTTACACACACAACACACAGGAGATTTACCATGGTTTCACCATTTGAATTACGCTTTTCTATTTTTAACACAGCAAAAGATCTAATGATCAAGCAACATGAGGCTAACATCGCCGCATGGGAAGTGCTGAACAAGACATCAAAAGAGGCAGCTGATCTGGCTCCAAAGTTCCCAACGACTGAAGAGATCATCGACAAGGCTATTGAGATCAATACCTTTATCAGTGGCAACACAACAAAAGAACTAGCCAACATCGCTAAAAAGCTATCTGGCGTATCAGTAATATTCTAAGGATTATCCATGGCAACTAAACCCGGTTTGTATGCAAACATCGCTAAAAAGAGAGAGCGCATCGCGGCTGGCTCTGGTGAACGTATGCGCAAGCCGGGCGCCAAGGGTGCCCCAACAGCTGAGGCATTTAAAGAATCAGCAAAGACCGCTACCATGAAAAAAGGTGGCGGCGTCTCACTGGCAGTAGGCCGTGGTGAGAAGCTCCCTGTATCGCAAGGTGCAGGCCTAACAGCAAACGGTCGAGCTAAGTACAACGCGGCCACCGGATCAAATTTAAAGGCGCCACAGCCTCAAGGTGGTGCACGTAAAGACTCATTCTGCGCTCGTATGAGCGGCGTTAAAGGTCCGATGAAGGACGAGAATGGCAAACCAACCCGCAAAGCCGCGGCACTAAAAAGGTGGAAGTGTGGCAACTAGAAAATACGTAAGTAAGTACGACCCCAAGATGTGCGACACCATTATTGCAATGGGTCTTGAAGGCGCATCGAAAAAGATGATGTGGAGCCAGCTAGGTATCTCTAGCAGCACAGCCGACAACTGGTGCAAGAAGTACCCAGAGTTTGCAGAGGCCGTTGGTATTGCCATGGTACACGCCCAGTCATACTGGGAGACACAGCTCCTAGCCAACGTTGAGAATAAGAACTTCAACAGCCGTTTAGTTGAGATTGCACTACGTGGCCAGTTCCAGCAGGACTACCGCGAAACACGCGACACAAAAATTGATTTAAAGGCAGAAGTTAAGATCGACTTCCAAAAAGAGATAAACGATTTAATATCCGCCCTTAAAGCCTAAGTATTTATTTTTCAGTTTTACCTAAAAAAGCGAGTCTAAATGGCTCGCTTTTTGCATTATTGTATATACCTTAAACAGACTTGAAAGACAAAGATGACGGCTCATGCACTCCTAAGTGCCTCAGGCTCAAAGCGGTGGCTATCCTGCACACCTAGCGCCAAATTAGAGGCAACCCTACCAGAACAAAAACGTGGCTCCGGAGCATTTGACTTCAGTCAAGAAGGCACCATGGCCCACTCACTGGCAGAGGCAAAATTAAGACACCATTTTGGACAAATTGGAATAGAGGAATATCAGCATGAAGAAGCAATCATTAAAGCAACACCCTACTACAACGACGATTTCGAGGCTCACGTCGATAGCTACGTACTATATGTCCGCAGCCAAATCGGTGAAGGAGACACTCCGCTATTTGAGCAGAGAGTTGACTTTAGTGATTGGGTTCCCGACGGTTTTGGCACGGCGGATGTGGTCATACTTTCTAAGCATTCCATTCGCGTCATCGACCTTAAGTTTGGAAAGGGAATCCCCGTCCACGCGCAAGATAACCCACAGCTGCGACTATACGCGCTCGGTGCGTATAGCAAATTCAAAGAAGACTTCCCCGAGCTCAAAGAAGTCAGCTACACAATTCATCAGCCACGATTGGATTCAATCAGCACTGACGGCACCAGCATCGCCAAGCTCATCGACTGGGCAAACTACTTCGTCAAACCAAAAGCCAAGAAAGCGTGGAGCGGCGCAGGCGAGTTCCTCCCCGGCGAGTGGTGTGGCTTCTGCCGCGCAAAAGCGCAGTGCCGCGCCCGGTCAGACTACAACACCGAACTCGCGAAGCAAGAGTTTAAAGCCCCGGCCCTCCTCACTGAGGAAGAAGTTAGTGAAGTCCTCGTCAAAGCAGGCCAGCTAAGAACTTGGGTAAATGATGTAGAAGAGTTTGCGTTAACACGAGCTGTAGAGCAAGACATCATCCCACCGGGATATAAGTTAGGCACTACAGTAACGCACCGCAAGATTACAGACTCAGAACTAGCTGCAACTGTACTGGTAGAGAAGGGAATGAGCCCAGACGTTATTTGGGAGCAGCCTAAGCTCAAATCAATCTCAGTGCTCGAGAAGCTGGGTCCTAAGGGTCAGGTAGCCTCATGGCTCGGTGACCTCGTACAGCGCCCAGAAGGTGCCCCTAAACTGGTTAAAGCCAAAGAGGTAACGGCAAAGGATGACTTCGCATGATCTATTTAATCTACATCGTATTGGTACCAATTAGTTTAGTGCTCTCGTTAATTGCCTTAATCACGGCGCCAGTTATGCCCTTGTTTGCAACACAGCAAGACGGCTGGCTGGATAACCACTCAATCTGGGGCATAGGCCCTAGGTTGCCAAAGTGGCTTAACTGGTTTATGACGCCGGATAACAGCCTAGATGGTGACGCTACGTTCCAGCAAATCAACGGCCGCAGTTACTGGGCTAAGGTAAAGTGGTTGTGGCGCAATCCGGCTTATAGCTTTGCGCTACGTTATTTAAACGCACCATACGAGACAGCAGTAAGCGGTGACAAAACTATTAAGGATAATGACAATGCAAAAGCTGGTTGGTGTTTTGTTCGCGCTAATGGACTTTTTCAATTTCGTTTTATTAAGCGCATTGCTAGTAGTGATCGCTGCATTTTGGTTAACTTGGGCTGGAATATCATGGGCCTCGTGGACGATAATGTGCAGCCTAAGCCAGAGAGTTGGCAGTCTACGTTTGTATTTAGTCCGCGTATTTCGGGGTTCAGATAAATGAGTACGTGGCTGATAGCGGCAATGGGTGTTGTTTATTTTTACGTCGCCTGTGAACAGTTTTGGAAGGGTAGTATGGGCACAGGCATTATGTTTTTAGGTTACGCCATGGGCAACATAGGGTTGGTGATGGTGGCAAAATAAGGAAAACGAAATGCTGGTAGAATGTTATGGATCAGAGTTTGATATACCAGAATTTCTCATTGATAAGTTCATAAGAGACTTTGAAGGTTTACCCGGTAGTGGCAACAGAGAAAGTGTTATTCAGTTGCGAAACGCAATTGATGATATACTAGACGTTGTAGCAGATGAACCAGAGATTTTGCATGAGAAGGAATACTTGTCCGACTTTGTAAGAGCTCTGGCAATGCAGGAAGCAATGGGTGAATTAGGTATTTTGCATGACTCCTAATTTATCTCACATTGTGAAATAAAAAGTTGTAGGATTTTGCATTATTATGTGTACGGGTAGACAGACCAGCCCCGACTGAAGACTGGTCTTAATGTTAAAAAGGATTTAATCATCATGGCATCAAAATCAATCAAAACCAAGTTTGTAACTGGCAAAGTTCGTTTCTCTTACGCTAACGTGTTCCAGCCTGCTGAGACACCTAACGGTACATTGAAGTATTCAGTTTCAATCTTGATTCCAAAGTCTGACACAGACACAGTTAATCGCTTTAAGAAAGCATTTGAGGACACCAAGACAGCTAACGCCGCAGTATGGGGTGGTTCAGTTCCTAAGTTACTTAAAGGCGGTTTACGCGATGGTGATGCAGAGAAAGATGACGCAGCTTACGCAGGTCATTATTTCATTAACGCCAGCTCCAATGAGAAGCCCGGTATTGTTGATCAGGATTTAAACCCTATCATCGACACCAGCGAGTTTTACTCAGGTTGCTATGGTCGTGCCTCAATCACATTGTATCCGTACGATACAAGCGGTTCTAAGGGCATTGCCGCCGGTCTGAACAACGTTCAGAAATTGGAAGATGGTGAGAAGTTCGGTGGCTCTACATCAGCCGCTGCAGACTTCGCAGTTTAAGTGTTAGTAGTACCCAGTAGATGGGCAGGCCCGGCATAGAAACTGTGTCGGGCCTTTTTGCCCTTTATAACCATATAACCGTAGAGAAAAATAAATGGATCAGTATCAAGAATACATTGCCGCCAGCCGTTACGCCCGTTACCAAGACGACAAGGGTCGTCGTGAGACATGGCCAGAGACAGTAACCCGCTTCACAGATTACATCTTCAGCCGTACACCAGCTATCACCGACAATGCAGAATTAAAAGCCGAGTTGTATAACTCTATTGTTAACCTTGAATTGATGCCGTCCATGCGCGCCATGATGACTGCAGGAAAGAGTGCAGACCGTGACAATACTTGCGTCTATAATTGCAGTTATCTCCCAGTGGACGACCCCAAGAGCTTTGACGAAGCAATGTTTATCTTGCTCTGCGGCACTGGAGTGGGATTCTCAGTTGAATCCAAGTACATCTCCCTTTTGCCAGAAGTGCCAGAAAAGTTGTTCGAGTCCGACCACACCATCGCAGTCCACGACTCCAAAGAAGGCTGGGCAAAATCATTACGTCTACTCCTCGCCCACCAACTGGTTCAGATGAGCGTATATACCCACGTCAAGAAATTACAGAAGATTGGTTAAAAGAATTGCAACGTTCTGGCATGGCTGCTGGTGGTAGTGTGATGCCTGATGTTAGTTTAGAAACTAAAGATATTCCAAGTCAAACTGGAATGCCCGGTGTTGGTTACATGCAAGCCCCACAGGGTGCTATGGCCCGTTTGAAAATGGAAAAAGAATTAGAAAAGGCTCGTCTACGTGCCGGTGTATCTGGTATGGCTATGGCTATTCCGGGTATGCACGGCGTTAAGACTATGCCCGGCGAGATGGATATCGGTGCAAACTTTCCGGTAGGTCGCGGCAATTTGGATATCAGCGCTAGACGTTCAATTAACCCTATTCCCGGACGTGGACATGAGCAAGGTATTAACGCTCAGTACACAATGCCTTTTGCTGGTGGTGGTAAGGTGGGTTTTATTGAAGAGGCCGCTACTAAAATTCCAAGTTCAGTAGTTAAGGCATACAAGCTCTTTAGAACTAAGGCAAACAAACCAGACGAATTGTATCCGTTGTTTGTTAACGCAAATAAACCTGTGCCAGTTGGTGAGTGGGTGAACGCTGAAGTTGGTCCAGTTGCTGCCTCTGGTAAAGTTAAATCTAAACTGGGTGAGTTGGCTTATCGTCCGGGTTGGCATGCTGGTGACTTACCGGTAGCTACACACATTGGTGGTAAGTCTGCACCCGGTTTAAAGGCTCCAGATTTTCGTCGTCCTGATGAGGTTTGGGCTGAGGTAGAAATGCCTGCCGACGTTGACTGGCAAGAGATTGCTAACCAACGTGCTAGATTAAATAAAGCTGGTCAACCAATTCCAAGTACCGCACACATTACCGACGCTATTCCAGAGGGTGGTCATTATCGCTATAAGACCAGCCCTAACATGCAAGGTAACTGGCTAATTGGTGGCGGCATGAAGGTCAATAAAGTTTTGACTGACGAAGAAGTGCAAGCTATTAACGAAGCTGCTGGTGTAGCTGACCTGCCACGCTTTACTAAGTTTGACGAGAAGGCTGAGGGTGGTAAGGTCGGTGCGTTGGAGATGTTGGCAAAAAAGGCAATCCCTGTAATACAACGCCAAGCCAACAAGGCTAAGTTTTTAGAGGGCACTAAAGTTGTTGATCATAACGGCAAACCCATTACAATGTACCACCACACAACCGATTTTAAAGGTGACGCGTTTAATCCCGCTTTAGCTCAGCAACATGACCAAGGATACCATGCACAAGGCATGTACTTTGGATCCGATGATTACTTAAAGCGTAGTGCATACGGAAAAAACAGTTCTGGGAATGCTGCGGGCCAACAAGGTTTTACTGAAGGTTCTCAAGTAATGCCGGTTAACTTGTCAATTAAAAACCCAAAATATGTTGACGTTTCTGATCAATCATTGTACGGTAGACCATCAGAAGAATTAAAGCAACAAGGTTATGATGGTGTTATTGTTACTAAAGATGATTCATTTAAAAATGTAATGGGTCGTGTAGTTCCAAGACAAAAAGTATATAACGCGGTTGCGTTTGAGCCCACACAAGTTAAGTCAGCAATTGGTAATGAAGGAACTTTTGACCCACTAGATCCGCGCCTGCATAAAAAAGACGGTGGTTTAGTTGGGTACGCTGAAGGCGGTTTAGCTGGTGCAGTTGCTGGTCAAAATCCAGTTGCACCAACAACTGCACCGGCTTACACACCAATGCCGGGCTCATTGGCTGAATACCAAGCACAACGTGGTAATGGTCCAATGGCCGCTGTGGTAGATCCATGGGCTGGCACAACTGATGCTAACGGTACTTGGGTTCGTAATGCGGATCAAGACGCTGCATACGCCGCATACGCTGCACAACAAAATGCTGCTAATGGTCCAACGTCAATATACAAAGACGCAAACAGTCCTGCAGCACAGGGTAAAGTTTGGAGTGAGACCACAGGTCAATGGGTTAACCCCGGACTAAACTCTGGCGCTATGCCTAGCACAGATATTTCAATGCCTGTTCCATTACCTTCTCCAAATCAACCGTATATGCCAATACAGGGTGTGACCTTGCCGGTAAGTAACCCAACGAGCAATGTATCACAGCCGGTGTCACCTGCAGGTACAGGCGGTTTGTCTTCACTAGCTACAAGCCAGCCAACTGTTCCAAACACTACAGCTGTGCCAACTCCATTTAAGCCGACTGTTAACTTTAGAAACCCTGTGTGGCAAACTCCTACACAACCTCAAAGACAAATGGCTACCGCCCAGCCAAGGGCAGTGCCAAGGCAAGTAGCTCCTAATGCTAACTTCTTAAGAGACCTCTTAAGTAGAAGAAGAAAAAGTTACTTGCGGTAACGCTTACCGTGCCATCCCTCCGCAGCAAGAGGAAAGTCGGGAGCCCACGTTGGTGGTGTAATCATAATGTTGGTTACATCAGCCAATGCGGACTCCGCGCTTTGTTCTTCAACTAGGA